GACCACACGGCTGCCCTTATAGCGCCGGCCAGGTCGTCTATGTATGGCATGAGGTAATCTTCCATCGCTTGTGTTATATCAGCTATAACCTCACTACGCTCTTTATTTATGTAGTAGATAGAAGCATTGTACTTCTTTATCTCTTTGTCCATATCATTTAAAAGACGCTTGATATTGTGCTTATACATAGGACTGGTTTTAATTACTTCCTTTAGCTTAAGAATGTAATTATAAGCCTGGTCGTTTACGAACAACGTCATGGTTTCAACCGTTGAATGAAGCGTGTTGAGACTGTTAAGAATCTTATCGAAATTGTTTATCAAATAAGCTTTTCTGGCTTTTGCCGCGTAGTTAATGTTATTAAAATTATTCATTTTATTCATTAGATTCAACCTTATATCACAAAATATTTATTCTAACCGGATTAAACACAAATCCACTATCGATTATCTTTCCAATGAAAGAATCACCGACTACTTTTCTTGCTATTCCTATAGCTCCATTAATATCAGCATTAATTAGCTTTCCAACGGAACTTTGGAATAATCCACGTTTCTTTCTTTTCCCTAAATAGGATTCTTGTTTCTTTAGATTTTGTTTTAATATTAGCTCCATAACAATTTCCTTTGTCGTGATTTCTTTTCAAGTGAAAAGCTAAATTGTTTAAAACTTTTTCAGATAAGTAATATTTTTCATCTACTTCATATTCCGCTATATCACTTATGGTCAAACCTTCGTCTTTAGGTTGAGGGATAATGCCGCCTTGAATATTAGTCCAATAAATACGTTTCCTGGTTTGAGCGGAAACAAGTGCTGAATTAATATGATTGCCTTTACACCCTATAGCATCATCAAATACCGGCTCCCATTTCTTTCCCATCTTAACGTTCTCAAGAAGAAACAATACATCAGGATTAGTTTTTCTTACATCATTCAAAATACGAATAAACTCCCAGAATAAGTAAGACTGACCGGCAAATTCAAATCCTTGTTTTTTTTAATTCAAGATACTCATTAAGTGATTTGATTTCTATTCCTTCTACGGTAGACAACCCTTTTCTTTTTCCAGAAAAGGACATATCCGTACATGGGCTGCCGGCTAAAATAAGATCTATGTGTCCAAGATCTTCTACATTCAAATCCCTTACATCTCCTACTTGTATAGTATTAGGGAAATTTAATTGCGTTTGTTTAATAGCAAACTTATCTATTTCTGATGCATAATATACTTCAGGTGTGATCCCTATTTCTTTTAACGCTATTTGACCACATGACATTCCGTCAAATAAACTTAACACTCTCATGGCATTATACACATTTTTCAATTTTAATTGATTTTGATGATAGATACATATTCCATATTCCTCTGCCTCTGTCACCTTTTTCGTTTTGTTTTTGGATTGTCAAGTACAGATCTCCGTCTTCACATACTTCAACTTTTTTCAAGAAGCCTATCATTTCATCTCCTGTTTCGTGTAAAATACGGATCTTATCTCCTTCTTTTAACCCATAATTGGAATCAAAATATTCTTTTTTGATTCTATCAATATTGTCTTTATGGTTTTTTATAGCATAAAGCTCTTTTCTTAATAAATAATTTAGTTGTTCTGTTGTCATTTCTTTTCCTCCTTATTTAATGGTATCAACCCTTTTCCATGCTTGTCATACCACAGCATAGCTATGCAGTTCCATGCACATTGTGCAAGATGAAAACATCCTGTATCGGAATCCACTCTTTCTCCTTTCATGTATTCCATCAGGTGTCGAAACATTGCAGCTCGATACCGTTCAAATCCGTTGTCAAGATTCTGCCAATTATTAGATCCATATTTCTTGGCTCCGGCATGATAGACTTTTACAATGTCTTCAATCTCTTCCATTGGAAGCAAATCCCATCGTAGTTTATCGTCAATGATGTCATTCTTCACCGATTCCCCTTCTTTTTTATTATTGTCTTTTTTTGAACTAACAGGTTCTAACAAATCCAAAGGTATGCTAAACTGTTTCCCTTCGTAGTACATGACAGCCATAACATCTACATTGTAGACCTCTTTTGCCAATTCGACCATAGCTCCCCCAGGAACAATATCATCTTTAAAAGAATAATCTTTTTTAACAAAAAGCAATTCTCCTTCTTTGAAAAGGACATCATCATTCTTTAGTATATAATCAACTGGTATATCGATTTCCATACGACCTTCATACGACAGCGTGGCCTCCTTATCTCCTTTTTTGATATCTTTTTCACACACAACCTTAAGCCCTTTTTTGGCTACTAACGTTTTATAAGCATAAACATCTTTGTTAATAACCACATTTGTCCCCTTCGGGATAATAATATTGTCCATCTTTTTCATTGTTTTATCGTTGCTTTAATTAATATAGTCCATCACTCTTTTTTTACAAAGCGATCAAATTCTTCTCCGCTCATAACAATGCGGTTAATGATAATTATGCCGCTATCACTATAATCATCATCTTTAATTCCCATGTCATCAAGCTCCTTCTTTAAGTCTTCAAATGTAGGGCCTGTATTGCTTTTAAAAAATAAAGTAGCATGTGCAAGACTTCCGTTGTTTAGTTTTACTCTCACGGTATAGACATATCCTTTTTCATCTTCATCCTTTTTGTTGACACCATCAAGGATGCTATTTATCATATCCTTGTCCTCACGTGATAGGTTGGATATAGCTATTCTGCCCTTTAATCTAAATATTTCGTTTTCGTTCATAACCTTCCATTTTTGTTGTTTTCAAAATATTGTCTTACGGCTTCTATGGCTTTATCGTCATCAAAAGCTTCTTCAAACTCCGTGTAGAACCTATCTCGCTCCATGCAGAATGTGTTTTTCCCTTCCGGTATAGGACGGAACACAACCACCTTCTCTTTGTCGTGATTGGTTCCTATTATGTTATTGTCCAAGATAATAGAATACCTTCTTGAACTTTTGTTGATAACAACATCATGTTGAAGACCATACAATTTAAGTATTTCCCTTAATTCATTTGTTTCCATTATTTGAAGATTTTATATTTTTAGAAGATACTGCTCCCGATCCCCACTTTTTCTTATATATAGCCCCCATCATGTTTATTAAATCGGAAAAAGAAGATATGGTTCCCATTTCTATACAAAATGCAAGATTGGATTGAAGCATTTCAAGTTCTTTTAACTGCTCTTGAGTTGCTCTGTTTCTTATCATGCTCTCATGTTCGTTAAAAACGATCCAATTGAGGCCTTTAGCCATTCTCGTATAATCAGCATCAGGAAATCTTGATATGGCCCTTGATAGGACATTATATTTATCTCCTGCTTCTATCCTATTTAAAATAAGTTTGTCCGTCAACCATGTTACTACTTCAGCATACAGCATAGGGTTAAGCTCCATAGCTACAAGAACCCATATATAAGGATTGCACATCGTCCTCCTATTCTCTCCTCTTCCCATAGTTTTATAAGCTCCCATCTTTTTCATCACTTTTATAAGTGATTCTTTTTCAACAGATTGGATAAAACCAGGAAATCCTGCTTCTATCGTATATCCCTGTTTTTCAAGGATATAGTATATTCGTTCAGCACTTTCTTTATTGGACAGAATGTTCTCTATTCTCTTTTCATTCCATCCCATTTCTATCCTTTTTCTCGTATAAGCCTCTTGTAGGTCTGTTAAGGACATAAATGATGTTTTGGTGTCTTGTTTAATTATAACACCAAACAGTTCCCAATCTTTCGATACCATTGTAACATTTGTTTTCATGAAATATAACACTAAAAAAATATCATGATGCAAATATATACATCATGATACATCAATAAAAAATTATAGTGTTAAATTTTACTTATAGTGTTTTTATGGACTCACATTATTCCTACCAAATTTACTTTTATAGAACCATTTATGGTTTTAATGCTCCCATCTATGGTCGAAATCACATCATCTATATCATTTATAATACTTTCCATGTCATCAACCACCTCCTCCATATCAGTTACAGCCTGATCTGATTCCCAATATCTTTCTGAGTCTTGTAACGATTCCGGTATATTATCTCTCGCCTCAGTCTCTTCGTCTAAAATCATATCAACATCATCTTTGGCTGAATTTATGTTGTGCTTCAACTCCGACAACTTTGATTTGATGTATTCAAAATCTGTTTTATACTTATTTACATTGTTAATAACATCCGATATTTTTTTTCTTCTCTTGTTGTTCATGCCTTTATCCTATTATAATATTCGATAATCTTTTCTTTCCTATCTCCTGGTTTTACTGCCATATTCTCAGCCAAGAACCTAAAATAAGACACCGGTATGTCCTTGAATCTAATTCCTCCATATTTTCCAAACCACATTATTATACTGTCAAGATCGTCTTCTCTCCTACCATCTCCATTCACAGATTTAAGCGAGGCTGCCCGGCGAAGGATCTCGTCTTTGGTAATAATATCACCCATCCTTATATTGGACAGAAGTTGATCGCCGGCAAACATACACCAGCCCTTATAAGGGAATTGTTCGATTGTCAGGTCTTCTATCCGACCGAAACGCCTCATGTTGTCGCAGCAATCAACTATCAGTGCCTCTTTCTTGTCAGGATGGATGCGTACGGCGCGGCCTAATATTTGGTAATATGTTGAATATGAGAACGTTGGGCGACCAAACATCACGCAATCAAGTTCAGGAAAATCAAATCCGGTAGCAAGCGTTGAATAATTAAAAACCACCTTCAACTTACCTTCTTTAAAATCTGATATGATTTGCTCTCTTTTCTTTTTGGTTGTTAGCGATGTTACGACACCGGTTATGGCTCCCATCCTGGCATTCATGAACTCTGATATTCTATTACATGATTCGATAGAATCCATGCAAACCAAAATGGCTTTACGTTCGTTCATAAGTTGAAGAAGGCGCTTGTAGATAGAGTTGTTTAAGCCATTTCGTACAATACTTTCTTTAATAGATTCGTTGGTGTATTCAGCTCCGGTACTGTTTAACATCAGAGCCGATTCATCAAACGACCATCGTTCGTACTTAAGTGGACACCAAAACCCTTGAGAAGTTAGTTCTTGTATTTGAGTTACATGAACTATTTTCTTGAAGAAGTTATGTTCGTCTTTCGTCAGCATATTGAGTTTGCTGTAGTTTCCTTCCAGCATGGAACTGTAGGTTCGGAGGCGGCAGGGAGTGGCGGTGAAGCCCAGCACCTTCGCCTCTGGAAACCCGTTCATAAACTCCATAAATTCAGAACCTTCTTCAGGAGAATATCCTGAATGACATTCGTCTATCAATAAGGTATCTATCCCTATATCCTTCAACCTCACTACATCTTTCTTTATGCTCTTTAATGTTGCATAAGTCATAGCCGACAGCTCCTTTATACCACATGAAGCAGAATATATAGTAGGTTCAGAACCGAATGATACGGCCTTTGCATAATTCTGCTCCAGAATCTCTTTTGAGGGCTGTAATACTAATGTCGGTCTATTTATTTCATGTGCTATCTTGGATATCAGAAGGCTTTTTCCACATCCGCATGGGGCTACGATTATGCCAGGCTTCTTAGATCTTCCTGTAAGAAACTTAAGCCCGGCATCTACTGCTTCTTTTTGGTAAGGTCTAAGTTCAAAGCCCATCGCAATCTATTTTACTGTTTTTTGAAAGTTCTATTATCGCCTCTTTCAACATCTCCCTTGCTTTATCTTCGTTATCTTCAAGCAAGCATACACTGCACGATATGCCCATACGATCCCCATAAGCCTCGGCATTACCTAATGTGAATGCGCAGCAGTAATCATAATCCATGTTTTTTGCTACGGCAATAAACTGATTATCTTCTATCAGTACAGCATATTCAGCATCAGTTTCACACATGATAATGGCTTTATCTTTTTTTATAGACAACACCTTGTTTCTGAAAAGTCCGTTATAAATCCATAGTTCTTTTCCTGTATTTTTATAAAACACAGCCATATCTTCCTTGATTGTGACTTCTTTTTTCATGACTTACTTGTGTTTAACATCAGTAATTAAAATGTATTTTTTAACAATATCTTCAAGACTCACAGAAGAACGTATATATAGTTTTTCTTCGTACTCATATAGAGCGTACCCTTCTTTTATGTCTAATATTTTAATCACATGCTTGCCTCTTTCAAATGGATCCTCAAAGTAGTTCTTATGTTCGTATCTTTGACCTACTTTGATTTTGTCAGTTTTCTTCTTCATCTTATAACGATCTACTGCTCTACCTGTTTTTATGAAAGCTGTCGTGAGTAAGTATAATAAAACTAAATACAAAAGGATCGCTACTCCACATATTAGATCTTCTTTCATTACACTCCTTTTAAATAGTTGAACCATATATCCTCCAGCTTCTCCTGAAGCTCAAACGCTTTCTTGAATTTCCCGCATCGTACAGCAACGTCTCTCATGTATGTCAAGTTTATAACTTCCGGATCTTGCCGGTATTTTGTTCTTAACTTTTGAACATCATCGTATTTCATCGTTTTATCTTTTTAGACGGATCCCAATTCGAAGAGAAAGGGCATTCGTTTTTGTTATGTAATCCAAAGTCACAATAATAACACAGTGCTGACGGGCAGGGTAGCTTGTTTTGCGGAACAGGCTGGCTTAGGGTGGCACGCCGCTTGCTATACCTGGCTCCTTCTGCTCCCTGGATGTACGCTTGAAATGATTTTACACTATTATCTTCAAAATCATACATTTTAGACAAAGTGTCATTTAGCATCTCTATAGATTTTGTTTTACGTTCCTCATCCACCTTAACCTTTTGGTACTGCCTGGTCCTGGTAAAGAAATAGATGTTCATATCTGGAAGAACTCCACCATATCTTCTATAGATGTAAAATGAATATATAGGATGCTGTAAATTTGTTTCCAACTTCTTAGAATCAAAAACCTTATTACCTGATTTCCAATCTATGACATAATGGTGAACTACGTTCTTGCTTTTTATAGCCAGATGAAGGTCTACCGATCCTACTATGTACACATGAGTATGAATTACTCCATTTATGTTAACAGGCTTAGGAAGACGGTACGGCAGCACAAAATCTTCTTCGACTCCAACTATAGCGCCGTGTCTGATAAGTTTCTCGCAGGGATTAAGATCACTATCAGCTATCATAAACCTATTGCCGTCTTTTTTGAACAGATCCACAATCCAAGCAAGAAGCTCTCCAGATTGCTTCATGGCTATCATCATATTTTCCGGTGATTGCCAAGGTATGTCTTCTTGGTAAGCATAGTAACTTATAGCTTCCCCCAGGTCTTTGCCAGAAGGCTGTCTTCCGTTCTTGAAGAAGTATTCCAGTGTCTTATGAATAACCGTACCATAAGACGTAGCTTCTTGTTTTTCCGTAGACCTTTTGCCCTCCACGTAAGTCTTATACCATTTCATTGGACAAGTAAGAAACGTATCTATCTGGGAATAAGATATGGCAAGACGTTTCACGCCATTAAACTCCTTATATAGCAAATGCGTTTCCGGGACCATCATAAGTCATCGTCTTTAAATCCTTCCGGGTAATATACGACATACTTCTTACCGTCTTCTGGTGTCATGGCAAACTGCATGTAGTTATTACGATTACGATGCTTGCCATCCAATCCTCGTTTCCAATACAGGATATCGTCTATATCCACATAAGATCGGCCGCGGTCGGCTCTAACCACGTCCGTGTGTAGCAGATACCCGTCGGAAGACACAATCCACACTTTATCCCCTTTGCTTAAATAAGATATTCTTTTTCTTACAACAACCCTTTTCTTATTATCCAATACAAATTCCTCGTCAGTCATACTCTTCATCCTCCTCTTCTTCTGTTTCAAAATCAATTCCATATCTCATATTCTATTAAATATATTTAAAGCTATTCATATGTTTTAATACATCCCCTCGGAGACCTTCCGGTCTCCTTGGTAGATGTAAATCCCGTTAGGGATAAGTCAGGATTTCTCCTGTAAGTATCCATCGCCAATGTTATAAGAGGTTTTATATAATGGCAACACTGTTTCGTCAAATACACTACTCCTGTTTAATCACCATCCTTAGAGCAAGAAACTTGGATAAGACTCCGATGATTGTCAAAATAATCACTACAGCTAAGATAGCTGACACGTACATGATTGTTGTCATAACTTTTAAAATTTAATTGTTGATAAAAAAATTAGATACTTAATTCTCCTTCTTCATATTTTATATTCGCCTTGTCGCCGTTTTTGTAGGTTTTTCCAGACAAGCATCTTACTCTCATTTGCTCTTGTCTTCCATTTTTCGAAATATTTACCATATAATGATTCTTCCCTGATCTAAATACTATCTCCACTTCTCTTCCGTTTAAATCTTCCGGACATTCGTACACCATTTCTTGCTTTAACTTAAGAAGTAACTTATATACGTAAAACAAAACGATAAAGAAAAACGACCCTATCACAACCCCTACTAAATGGGAACCCGAAAAGTAGGTAGTCCAGCTATATCCAAGAATAAAATGTGTTATGCCCTTGAATGATATGATGTCCGACAAAGACATGCTTAAATCAGAAGCACTGTCAATGTCAATATCCGTATCCAGATCAGATCCTAATATCGACAACAAAAACTGTATAACAAAAGCAAATGATGCTATTAAAGCCATGCATAAAATTATATCACTTCCCATACCCTTCTGTTATTATTTTGTAAACAAGATCAGTCATATCTTTGATGGTCTCCATATCATAATCAATAATAACAATATTGAATTTTTGTTCCACCATCACATCAAGCTCAATTCGATCAACAGAATCTAATCCAAGTTCTTTAAACGTCACATCTTCTTCATGAACTATATCTATTTCCGAATTAAGAAACTGAGTAATAATTATATCCTCTATTATCTTTCTGATTCTTACTTTTTCCATTGCTTTCTAATTTTGTTAAATAAATACGTTTTTATGTTTTTCAATCGCTCTTTGTCTGTTTCAGAACTTCCGGTAAACAAATAATCCGGATTGCCTTTAGCCGGCGGCGTAGGCAATTTAGATACGGCAAACAACCAATCCATTTCCTTATTCTTCTTAGGCTCCAAATAAGGCTCAGTAGCGATCTTAAATTTTTCAGCTATTAAGTCAAAGAGCTTTGAATTTTTAAGGTTCATATGAACTGAAAAAGCTTGAGAAGGTGGTTTCCATATGAAGTTACATAAGCTCATTGTATAATCTCCTGACTCTGCTATATAAGATTCCGTTACCTGAAGTATGACCTCTTTCTTGAATGAGGTGTTACCCATAAACCAACACAATCTGGATTCTGCTTCTTTTCTGCTGACACCTATGTCTTTTGAATATGATTCGTACATTCCTATCATAATCTTCAACGTTTCCAGAACCTCGTCTGTCATTTCCGGTGTCTCTATATAATTCACAAAAGACGTTCCCTTGTTGGTCAATCTCATCACGCCTGATTTTAATTTCTCAACCAGGCCAAGCTCTATATACCTCCCAGCATCTTCTTCCGGCATGGCTTCGATCATAACCGAATCCTTCTGTCTTATGGCAAGAAGATTGGCAAGATCATTAGGAGTCATGTCTGATGCTGCAAGTTGTCTGAAATTGATGTACATTCTTAATCAGCTTTAATAAAAATAACATTCTTGTTATCTTGTCTATCAACATGTCCACATGGACCAATAATTATGTCTGTACATGAACAAGAATCGTAATCTTCGAATATACACCTATCGCATTTATCACCTTCCACACATTTTAATCTTACAAGTCCGGCAGTAAATACTTCTCCTACTTTAAATTCCTTCTTTTCCATATTCCCTCCTTGTTTTTAACTGTTGTACCCTTCTTTAATAATCGAATTTCTACCGGTAGATACCGACTGTCGAAGATCGTCATGTACAGAATCTACCGTAGAATACTTGTTTCTGGTTGTAAAAATCACTTCCAGCATCTCCTTGTAATCACCTAAAGCTACTTCGTATCTCGGATCTACTTTGGCTTTTCTTTCGGCCTCGGCATTACTTTTAGCCAGTTCTCGGTCGAGGAGGTCTTCTTTGATTCGGTCAGCAATCATATCAAGTTCTTTTTTAATAACTTCTCCTGCTGCCCGAAGTTGACCTTCTACGTCACCAAGCTGGTCTTGGACGGTTCCTATTTCTTTCTTTAAACGATCGTATTCGTTAATCATACCCATATCACCTGCATATCCGGAAAAGTCCTTGATTATTCTGGTTCCTTCTTTAAGGAGCTCAATGACTCGTCTTTTACGTTCTCTGCTTATTAAAGACGGAAGACGATAATTCATATCCGCCACCGCCTTATCATGTATGGAGTTGATTAAAAACATCTCTCTTTCATCTCCTGCAAACTCAGTAAGAACCAAAAGGAACTTACTTATCAGGTATTCGTTTTCTTCTACTGTTAGTCTCATGGTTCTTATTTTTTTTTAATACAATGACTGTTCTTCTCTTGTCTCTTGTTCTTGTTCCTGATTGTCCGTAACATCTTCCACAGTATAGAGCTTGGGCGGCGTCGGCGGCTGGTTGGGGTTCACGAACTTCGTCCCTCCCTCCCCGTACATCCATCCATGTCCCGGCAGTATCTCTGGGTGGATTGTATTAGTAAGCTCTTCCATACTAACTTGCCTTACCTTCAGTATATGATGAAACACCAGTCCGGCTGTCCTGAATGATGTTTTGTTTTCAGTTTTAAACCTATCAAGAGTCTGATACCAATCTTTCCCAAATATCATATACTTATCCAGCCCGTACCTACGAGGATTGTGCAAACCTATCATTAACGTACATAACTGACCCAGCGTATCAGACTGGTAAAAATCAGAAAGACGCGGAGGCTGTTCTTGTGGGCTTTTTATCCTTCCTTCTATCTCTCTGTTGAATTGGGATATGATGAGGAAAAATATGTTTTTATATACTAATTTAGCCTCGTTCATAACCGCCACCAAATCATCTATAGCCGACTTAGGATCTAACCCCATTCTTTTTATCAAAGCAATATGATCGACTTTAAATATTATAAGACGTTTGTCTTTGTGCTTGGTAGCTATATGATACACAGCCGCCTCAAACTCTTTTACCGTACACGGAGCATCGATGTATATTATATTATTCCTGATTTCACCTTGAAGGATTTCAAACATCCTCATCTCTTCTACTGTATTAGAATCTTGCCTTCTTAATATTTCAGGAGCTCGCTTTTTCATATCCTGGCTCATTCTGCGAAGAAGAAGATCTTGAGGATTCATTTCGAACTCGCAATTAACAAGAAAATAATCTTCTGCTTGCGGGTTGATCATCGGATTCATCACATTTTCCAATATCTTTTGGGCCACATACGATTTACCTACAGATGGCCGGGCTCCTATGGCAATAGCGTGCTGAGGAAAAATACCTCCAAGCAAAGCCTCATCAATATAATCGTATCCGGTTTTAGCGGGGATAAGCTCTCCCCGCCTGTATTTCAAGATATTCTCATACGCCTCTTCCATGACCTGTTTAGAGGTCTTGAATATCCTTCTTATATCTATCCTATTTGCTATCTCCTCTTGCATTTTTGTCACCTTTCGTATCCGATTTGGATCCCCTATTAGCTTTTACTGATTTATACCTAAGACCGTTCTTGGTATGAGAACAATCCTTTCCTTTTCTCCAGCCCTTACCCTTCTTCTTGTCCGTTTCGTAGTTTTTACGACCAAGCTCTCGGCGTTTGGCTTTCTGTTCCGGTCTGGCATTTATCTCCTTGTCCTTTTTAGCCTTTTTCTTCCTGGCTTCGGGATGAGTCCTGTAGTACTCTGTTGATCTGCCCATGTGCTTATATTTTTTTGATTAATAATAGCACAAAGATAGGCAATTCGCGCCCTATTTCAACCTGCCGTAGCTCATATCAGGATCACACCAGACATATCCGTCTTTCTCATCATGAAGATACTCAGGACATCCTCTACATGCGCTACTGCCTGACACTATTTGATTGTTTTTATTAGGGCACTTATCTCCAGGTTTATGCCATTCTATTCTCGAACCTGATCGCTCTTTGTTTACATGACAGAATTGAAATACTTTTCCCATCGTCTTCTCGCCAAACATACCTATATGTGTGTATTCTTCCGGTATAGAGAGAAATTCAGATAAATCTTTATACATCCTTTCCCGTTCCTCCGGCGTAGACCATAGTCTGTCAAGTTCGGCATGGACTCTTATCTTAAGAGACCTCAGTGATGGCCCCGCAAGCCGGCCTTTAGCTTTTCCCTTATTCGGCCCTGATTCATGAACACCGACATAAGCATTGCATGGTTTACACATCATAACCATCCCTAATCCTTTTCTGTTATATATTTTATCGGCATTGACCAGCTCAGTTTCTCTTCCGCAATAAGGACAAATTTCGCCTCTTAAAACCCGTTGTTGGCGCTCATTAAGTTCCATACCCTATTCTTTTGTTTTTCTTTAAACTTTTCATACAAACTGCTTTCAGTTTCCATTTCCGAAATCTCTACCTCTACGTCCTCTCTTTTGAAAATTACTTTCTTGGCTGTCGGATATGCACATTTAGAGATACGAATAGCATTACGAATAGCGTAAACAAAATACGTTTCTGGTGACGATTCGATCACCACTACCTCATTTAAAGTGTTTTTGTAATTTTCCATATTATCTGCTTGCTTCAATTACACACCCTGGATTATCTTCACATGCCTCTTTGTATTCGATAAGAAACTTAAGAAATGAATCATAAGACCCCCATCCGTTTTCTGGTTCGTATCTCAAAAGACTCTTTCTCTTGGAGATCATAATATATATACCTTTTGTGAGTATCTTCACCATCTCCTTAGTATCTATTTCCCTGCCCAATTCTTCCGGTCTCCAAACATAATCGTATAGTGTTTCTTTGTTTTCTGATACGAATATTTTTTGTGCCATCTTGTTCATGTTGTGGGTGATGTTTGCAACCCATTTACGATCCTCTTCTTTCTTCTTGCTCTTAATATAAACGTCCAGGCTCATAATATTTCTCTTTTACTTTGTTATTAATTATCAAATCTGCCACATCATCTCCGTCCCCTACATTCTCAACACTCTGAAGATAGTCCGATACTTTTATCCTTGACTTCATCATCATCCCATCTATCTTTTTACTCCATGTGTCAAATGCTTGTCCTTTGTCCGGAAAAGCTACAGTCTTTCTATCTTTTAAAACATCTATCACTTCCGGTCTTAAGTTCTGCAACCCACCGGTAGCTACAAATAACTCATCCGGTTTATTCACGGCGCATATAATAGCCGTCTTCTCTGACTCCACCAAATTAACTACCTTATCCGGATACTGGCTTAAAAGATGCTCTCCGAACAGGCATTGTCTAAACAAGAAGTCTCTTGCATGCAACGAGTGATAAAACATGACATGAGGTCGCTCATTGTCACCGTCTTTTTCCTTCACTCTTTTTACATCAATCTCATTCCCCTGGCTGTCGGTCTTTATATAAAAGTCCATGATCTTGCCGGTTCTACATACAAAATCTTTGTCTATCTGCCAGAATATACAACACCCTTTCCATCCCCATAAGTCCATTGTTCCGACATGATACCTCCTGAATACATCAGATACCCTTTCTTTTCCCCATAGAGACGATAAAAATCTAAATACGGTGTTTCTGTCGTCTGGAACCACAGTCCTCTCAAACTCGCTAAAAGGTATGTAATTTACAACGTCAGGATTTACAGGAGGACGATAAGCTCTTATACACTTGTTTCCCGAAATCCAAAGATCTTTGCCACCTACATCCTTACCAGTAGGTCGTTTATCGTAACCGCAAGTCCGTTCATGATCGCATCTTCCGAACTCGTTGCCAACAACCTGACCTGTTGCCACATCAATATAAGGAGTGAGGCACCGGCTTTTTCCGCAAGCCGGGCAGGTTAGCTTCAGCCGGCTCCTTCCGGGCCTGCGGTCAAGTTGAAACCGGGGTACGTTTTCGTATCTTCTGAAATCAAGCATTTTTAACTCCTCTCATTGCTTCTATGATTCTATCCGCTATAGTTATAGACCATGACACCACATCTGGTATATATACTCCGCAATCTATTTCTCCTTTTCTATCTTGCATTTTAATGAACTCAATAGAATAAGCCTTAACAAGATCGAATCTACGTTGTTCCCAGTCTACATCTTTGTTCTCATCATCCACAGGAAGGGTATCGAGATAATAATTTAAACTCTCATTTATCACACTTCCGTTGCTGTCATAGAATTGTATTTGGTCATAGTCGCTTCTTATAGTTGAACCACTGAAGGTGATTACGTCTATTATCTCCCCGGTTCTTCTAATTTTTCTTTTCATACTATTCTTGTGTTTCTAACCAGTATAGGCATTGTCACATTAACAGTCTTGCCATATTTCTCGTAAGATGTGAGTATGCATATTGCATACTTATCCCCTATTTTCAAATCTTTCGATAATCTTAATCTTGAACCCCTTTTGATGTTAATAAAACAATTACCAAAAGGATTGATACATATCGGTTTTACGATTTCCACATAATCTCCTTTAGGAATAACAATATCACTCATATTACGAATCTTTTAGACATTTCCTCAGCAATATCATATACGACAATATGATCCTCTTCATTGTACGGCTTATTGATATTCAGCACTCCTTTTCTCACTTTAAACTTCTTATCTTTTCTAAGGTGATTCAACATACCTTGTTGGAACACACAGTCCGCCTTTTCAAGTGCTACACTGTCTTCTGTCCATTCTTTCAGCGTATATCCTTTACTGCTCGTGCTTTTTGGAGAAAAGTTCATAATACGTGCATCAATGCCATACCATGCTTTAACCATTCTTCTTTCAGCTTCCAATTGGAATGCATATGATTCCCATATTCCTCCCGATTTAAAGTCAAGAATGACCACTTCTTCTTTTTCCACTTCTCTTACTTCCTTCTTCGGATCACCTTTTTTGAACTGTCCGGTAGCCCTTTGATACACGGCTCCAAAATAACCTTCTTCTTTGTATTTGAATGTCATTTTAACCATCGCATCAATAGGTGTTGCTACAAGGTAATCCTCTAAAGAAAGGATTCTTTCTATCATCATCGGTTTCACCTTGTAATCAGAACAGAATTTGGCAAACTTCATGACCCTGACAATCATATCGTCAAGATCATCTATGCTATTAAAGAACCGATCAAGATTTTTCTTAGATATCTTCAGCTTGCCTTCTTGCACTGTCTTAACCACAAAGCTTCGATTTAAGACCATATCTCTACCTGTTAGGTACAATCCGTATAAGTAGTGCATGATCGTTCCCTTATCGGCTTCATACTGCGCCACCTCTTCTGGATTGCGACCAAGCATCTTTATCTCTTGCTTCCATTCCTGAAGTGCTGTCTTATCGTCCACATACCCATCTTTGATTAAGGTTGTTACCGAAGCATATATCTTAGCCGTCCCATCATCCATCTTTCTTACATAAAAACGATTATCGTCTAATGTCAATCTTACGAATTTGGGAGTCTCAATCTTCTTCAATTCATCACAGATATAAAATGGCTCTAACGTTTCCTGATTTTCTGTAAACGGATTCAAATCTTCTTCTCCAGGGTTAGGAGCGGCTTCCTCCGCCGGAGCTTCCGGTTCCTCTCCCTGGACCGGCTCT